TCAGACGATCATAATGAATCTCATAAACCTTATATGTGGCTGAGTACTATGTATTTTAAAAATAAACCTGGGATCTTCGATTTTTAATTTAGACAATTTCGCATCATTTAGCGGCTCTTGAAACAATTTCTCCAGTGCGGATTTATGATCTAATTGCCAGTCCTTCACGAAATCCTCCATATCATAAAGTCTATTGGAAATAATGTCTCTTCGTGTCCGATTCACATATCGATTAATTTCCCGGCCCTCTTTTCCTTCGCAATCTTCAAATAACTTCTGCTTGTCATCAGCCAAAGTAAATAAAAAATTGATGATGGATATTAATTCCACAGCAGCAGGACTTATTTGCAGTTTCGTAAGTAATTCATCATTCATATATATTCTCCTTCAATCTTCTTGTTGTAAGAATCATACTTGTCCGTCATGTTCCATATTATAGCGTATGGTAAATTAATACAATGGTATTAGATTGCCTTTGAAATGTTCTTGACTTCACAATGAACAGAAAAAAGAGTAGTTGTATATGTCGTTTTATGTCGAAAGAATTATTTTAAGCGAACATTTGTTCCTGTTTTGATTATACGATTTATTTACTTGTGAAACAAGATAATTTTCCCAACTAAAAATTAATATATTTTGTTTATTGATTATTTTTTATGCCGATGCATATATTGCTTCAGAAGTTTTAATTTTGAATTCGCTATAGTTACAAAGCTTTTGTATCTCTGATAAAAGATCTTTCTTGCCTCATAATCAATTACGATTTCTTTTTTTAAATTTGCCATTCTGCCGCGATCTGTGATGAGAAACCCGCTTTCTTTTGACAAGAGCTCCACGATTTGATCGTTCGTAGTACAATATACAAACTCACCATTATCCGTATGCAGAACTGTTCGTATCTCTCCCCTAATTTTTTCTGGCTCTGAAAAATTGACATCTTCGATGTTAAGCCACTGCGCTTGATCATGGAGTACCTTACCCTCTCTTCGGATTACAACAATCGATTTCATTTTTGAACACTCCCCCGTAAATTTTGCTTCATTGTTGCCGTCTCACTGAGATCATGGCTACTTAATTATAGTATTAATAAAATAACAGGGAGGAAGATATCACCACGTGCACAAAAAAAAAAGAATAAGCTCACTAGACTTATTCTTCTCCATAAATTTCAATTATTTTATCAATATTCAGAAAGTCGTTTCGAATTCTTGATGCATTATAATCGCTGCTATTTTTGATTTTGGATATGTTATATCGATCACATACCATATCAAATGTTTCTTTATCGAACTTTCCAGTTTCTTGCCTCAATCGGTTTGCAGTGTAAACCATGCCAGAATTGCGGATGTTTATAGCCGTAAGGAAGGGCTGTTGATACCACTCTCCTATTTTTTTTAATCTTCGGAGAATCAAATGCGAGTCTGCTTTGCCATCGGCCTTCGTATTTAATATGGCACTGCGAAACACGTAATCGTTACTAATTAATTTTGATGTTGGGGCCTTTAGATTCGATGCTGGATTGCCGTTATTCTTATAATAAATCTCTTCTCTATATGCCATGTTCAACATGGATATAAGCTCACCCGAAACCTCTAATTTACGTTCCGACCAAGTATTGCTTTTCGTATTATTTCTCAGTAATACGCTCAGATTTTCATTATCAATATCATGAATAGTCAAATTAAGTACTTCACTATACCCCTTCCCTAATATCCCTTCGAATATAGAATGAATTATGGCTGAATCTTGAAAGTTAACTAGGCCCCCTGTCATATCATCTATCTCCTCTTTGGAGAAAATAAGCTTGTTCGTTCTATCCACGAACTTCGAATAGTACTCTTGCCCGAATATCGCGTCCAGTGGGTTCAGATTATTTAATCTTAAGTCCTCTTCGATCGCCCATCGAATATAATTCTGAATAATCGACGCAGATGACAGCACCGAGTTCATGGTTCTCGGATTCAAATAGCTGATCAAGTGTTCAATCTCATAGATGTTAAAATCGTATAGGTCCTTTCCAAACTGCTCTTCAAGCATTTTGGCTCTATTTAGTACCCTTGAGAAGGTTGATAAAGTGTTCGGTGTTAACCCTTTTAGGAACATTTGCTTCCGTTCTTCGTTATAAAAGCCGCTTTCGTATATTTTATTAGACACTTCGTCACCCTCTTATCAACGATTAATAAAATCAACTGAAATAATGCATTATTGCATTGCGATTTCTATTATTATTCATTCCTCTTCGATCTTGCAGGATCTCTATCAGGCCATGATCATGAAACTCGATCTCTTCTACCCTATCTTTAATTTTATTTAAATCAATTCCTTGTTCCTTAAATTGTTTAGCAATCTGAATATAAGCGGCAAACATTAACGGATGATTAATATAGCTCTCACGGTACTCATTAGGATTTAGTATAAATTCCTGAGCAAATAAACCAGATAGATAGTTAAAGAAATCGACAAGATATTTGGAAAGTTCTTTCGCTTCTAGCGTAGTCTTGGGTTCAAACACCTTATCAATGGCGTATGATAAAATATCAAAAGTTGTCAACTGACCGGCAATTTCGCTGATCTTCGAACTGGAAGCAATTCTGCCTTTCAAATCTGAATTCTTTTGAAGATCCTTAACAACAATATCAGAGTAACTTTGCGACTTCAGTTCCTTTAAACGTTGAGGTTTCACTACATTTATGGTGTTAATCTGCCCAAAATATTTCTTAGCCGTGTCGGTATCATAACTTCGAACAGATAAAATCATATCCAGATCTAAATCTGGATTAATAGCCACGGCTCGCACACCACCTTGAAGCCTGTGGAATCCATCCAGAATAGAGATTATAGCCCCCTTATTAATAGTTAAAGTCTTGTTCTGTCTGTTAAACAGAATAGGTTCGACCTCTGTAGAATACACATTCAAGGTTAACATATCAGATAAATAGGTTTCACTTAACATATGCTGAGAAATATCCTCAACACTTTTCTTATTGATATCTGGCACAGGCAGAACACCACTCTTCGTGCTTTTAAATTTAGGACTTCTTTGCGTTTCATAATCGTATGTTATCAGTTGGGAATGATACATTTGGACAAGATCTGACATTTTCACTTTCGTGATATAATGATCCAATTCAAGCATGATTACATCTTCCAATTGAATTGGCAACTTAAGGACCTGATTGGTTTGCAAACGACCAGAAACCTTCTTGGATTCCTCAACTTCTCGCTCGGAAAAATATTCATATGGGGATATTGAATGAATACCGGTAATGGTATGTACGGCCAAGCAAATTAAACACAACTTGGCAGTTTCTATAGAGGCGATTCGCTCGTGACCACGGGCAATGGAATTGATGGTACCGTTCGTAACGCTATATTTCTTCAGTTCGCGATTGACCAATTCTAATATTTTTCGATCATGTTTTATTTCTTCCAGCACAATAAGCAAGGATTTCTCCAACTCTTCACGATCCCTGAACAAAACCTTTTCACCTCACACGGACTTGGCTGATTTTTCCCTATCTTTTCTATTATACACAAAAAATAAAAATAATACATATTTCAAATTGGTATCAATATACAAAAAGTATCATATGCATCTATTACCGATATTTCAATCCTATTGCTCGTCTACAGTTCTGATTATTTCATTAAACTCAGCATCAAATATTCTATAACCATGGGTTAAAAAATTGTCAAGCACCTGTGCGCTGTGTGAAGAAACACTAGTATCTTTCCACACCTCGAGCCTTTCGATCGGACAGTCGACAATAAGTTTTTGTAATCTATATCTCCGTTTCATCATTTACACAACCTATACTTTAAAGATAAGAGGTACATTCCGAATTTATATTAACATAAATATAATAATGATGATATAATCAATTTCGATTAACTAGATTAGATACACATAGGGGGATACATTAGATGGATGCACAAGTTTTTATTTATAGTGTAGACACAAGTTTGTTCTATACGGATCAGGAATACAAACTACATCGAAGACTCAATAAACGTTATCGAGTCAGAAAGATTCTGTTGAGACTGAAAACACAATACTCAGCCGGTAGCGATTATCATAGTAAAATCACTCAACTTCTGACAAAAATAAATACGAATATTAAAACACTTAAAGAATCTTTAAAAACGCTTATCGCAAGTGAACAGAAAATCAGATATCTACGTAAAGAGCTATTAAGCAAAAAAAATATCATATCCGTATTCGAATCAACCTTAACCAGAACACTATCGATGCAGCACAATCAACTGACTGAGGATATCATGGTTATTCAGACTTATTATTTTGAGGTATTAAAAAGCTTGATCTACAACGGTTTTATGTACAACGGTCATAAATACATATGCTTCACTGCCAGTGCTGGTCAAATCCGCACGAAGAAAACGTTATTCATCAAAGAAAGTGTTTTCGAAAATCACCGTCATTCTCTCATGTGTGGATTAACCACAGATAAGATCAATCTGCAAGGTGGAGTGAATATCAATAAATACTTAGCCTATCTAGCATTATGTAATAGTGCGACAGACCAATGGCATGAATTTAATATACACAAAGCCATCGTGGTCGATGATATGGAGACAACACTGCGGAGCACGGTTGATTTTATTGACGATCAAACATATAAAATAACAAGACAAGAGATGGATATTGCTATTGAGCATACAGATGGCTGTGGTATGATGCTGCCCAAAATTAGCAAAAAAAGCATGATGATCAGACTCCCCTGGGTTAAGGGCCTCCTTGTTCCTTTCCCATTCGATAAATTTATCCGCGAAGCGAATAGAAAAGGATCAAAATGCGGGATTGTGACTGATATCTACGGGAAACAATACGATATTTTGAAAGATGACATACAAATCATTTTTACGAAAAGTCAATTTAAGATGTGGAAATATTATAATTCATGGAGCGATTACAAACAGCTGTTTGTACAACATCAATGTCATGCTAGCAAATGCAACGAGGAAGAGGATCGGATTGCAAATGCAAAGTCCAATTATCAAATATTACAGACCTTGACTGACTGCACAAATGAAGAATTGATGGAATTAAGCAGCAAAACGCGAGAGAAGATTATAAATATCGGTACGGATCGCAAAACTATGCTCAAGATTTTAGGTGTAACCGATACAAACTCGAACAAGAATTATTTTCAGCAAGCCCTGGAGGTTTATCCAGAACTACTGAACGATGCATACAGCCGAGAAGTTTTAAAACAGGTCAAAAGGAGCATGGTCAAAAATGCCCGGGCAGGAAAGATGGATATTGACGGGAAGTATACTTTTATTAGTCCAGATCTATATGCCTTCTGCGAATATTTATTTCTTGGCCATAACCATCCTAAAGGCTTATTAGGAAATGGCGAAGTATTCTGTTCTCTATATCATGATGAAGAGTATCTTGATTGCTTAAGAAGTCCTCACCTTTATCGCGAGCATGCAATCAGAAAAAACATCGTCAACAAAGAACTGCGTCGATGGTTCACTACCAGTAATCTATATACTAGCTCTCATGATCCAATCAGTAAATTGCTCATGTTTGATGTCGACGGCGACAAAAGTCTCGTATGTAACGATAAAACTTTGGTCAAAGTGGCGCAGCGAAATATGAGCGATATCTATCCTTTATATTATAGAATGGCGAATGCGAACGCAGAAACGATTAATAAGGAGAATATTTACCGTGGTCTCACGGCTGCTTATACCGGAGGGAACATTGGAGTTATAAGCAATGATATATCGAAGATCTGGAACAGCAATGCCATCAATCTCGATGTAATTAAATTGTTGTGCATGGAGAATAATTTCACCATTGATTACGCCAAGACGCTTTATAAACCAGAAAGACCCACAGTGATTAAAGAATTAATTACAACGTATACCGCTGCAAAGGTCCCTCATTTCTTTAGATATGCCAAAGACAAATTGCCCGATCTTGTTGATGACGTTAACAAAAGCACAATGAATAGACTAGCTGAGTTAATCCCTAACCCCAGGCTCCAGTTCAAGGCCTTAAACTTAGGACAATTCAATTACAAGATGCTACTCCATAATAACAAGACGGATTCTATCATTCTTAATGAAGAAATTATTAATCGGTATACCGAGCTGGACCTTCAGAAAAGATTCATGGAACTCGGAACATTTGACCATTATGATTCTGCCGAAAATCTATATATATATTTGGACATTCGTGAGCAGCTCCTAGAAATAAACAGCAACCCACAGGAACTGGTTGATATTCTTGTCGAATATCTATACCAATACAAGAAGAGTAGCTTTAAAACTACATTGTGGTCGAGTTTCGGAGATATTTTGGTTCAGAATTTAAAAAACAATCTGAAAGCAATTTATACGAACCATTTCATACTTTGCGATCACTGTGGTATAAGAATCAAAGCTGACCATCACCGAAAAGCCTACTGTGAATCCTGTTCGATAGAGAAAGAAAAATTACGAAAACGAATGGCATGGCATAAAAATAAATATAATAACACTAGCGATATTAAATAATGTCTGTAAACCCTTATCCTTTATGGGTTTTCGATACCTGAGAAGATGCGCACATTCTATACTACGATGCACTAAAACGCCGTACTACAGGGAATTTATTAAATTCTCTTCATTTTCGTAATCGTATTTAAGGGAGAGTAAGTGACCTTTCGAAATGATCTCCATATTTTCGAACACTTACTTTTCCTTTATCATATATGCCACATCATCATATTAGAAAGGAGGCTTAATCCATTGTGAACAAAAAAGATCTGATTCACGCTGTAGCGTCACATACCGAATATCCTAAAAAAGATATCGAAGGTATCGTCAATGGCGTTTTTAATGAAATTACCAATGCCCTATACTATGGCGAGGAAGTCAACATTGCTTCATTTGGAAAGTTTATCGTAAAGAGAAGAACGACCAGAAAAGTCCGTAATCCCCAGACGGGAGAAACGATGAATATTCCCGCTGCTAACGTACCTGTATTTAGACCTGCACAAAAGCTCAAGAGCGCAGTCCTTTAGCACCCCCTTCAATAAAATAAATATATTATAACGAGGAATCGTGATGATTGATCGTCTCAATGCATTTCTTGGCAAGCCTCATATATTCAACTCAGAATTCCCGGTATACTCTCCCACCCTTTCAGACATCGCAGACATTGGAGAAATTGAATACTCCATACATATCACCCTCTGTTCATTCAATATCCACACGATTCTCGTTAACCTCTTCGGTCTTTCTGAAACGGATATCATGAACCTTATGGATGAAAATCCTTATGACTTGCTTACAAGCCATCCCTCGATCCCTGCGTACATCTCAAAAGCCTACTCCTTCTTTGTCAAAGATAATGTTTCTTATCATTCGGTTGCTAAAACCTTTAACATAGGTGACAAAGTTCTGGTGAACTCCGACAATTATAAGGATATGTACAACGTTATCAAAGAACTAAATGGTCTACAGGATTCAAAAGAGTCACCTAGAAAATTCAAAAATAGTAAAGCCAAAGAATTATTTGAGAAAATGAATGCCCTTAAATCAAAAAATGCAAAAAACACAGGATTGGATATCAAAGATATCCTCTCCATTATTTGCTGCGCAGAAGGCAACGGCATTCATATATTCAATGTTTCTAATCTCACCGTTTATCAAATGTATGAACATTTTGAGCGCATTAACTTAAAAGAAAACCATAACAGGCTTCTACCCGTCTGGGCGAACGGTTATCTCAAAGAAAATTCCCAACTGCCTGAATGGTTAGTTAGAACAAAATTCTAAATTAAAAAATCAATTTATGATCCCTAGGAGGAAACAACTATGCTAAACCTTGGTAAATACGGTTCCCGTGATATTCTAAAACTTCAAATCTTCGATTACGCTACAAAGAAACCAATTATGACGTTTGACTATGCTAACACCGCTTCGCAAGAAATGACTTCTTCTCGTGTTTATGCGATGGGCGCTGGCGCACGTCGTATCGCCTGGGATGGTGAGAAAACGGCAAAATTGACCATGGAAACCCAGCTCTTCTCCATGCAGCATCTTGCAATGTTGGCAGGCGAGGAAATTCGTAAAGGCAAACAAAACATTTATAAAACGGAAGTAATTACTGTCCAAGACGATGGTACGGGTACCAAACAAGTAACGCTATCCAAACCACCGGTTGGTTCCGTTAATGAAGTCAGCGTGCACCCTTATATCAATGGAATTAGCACGGAGGTTTCCCAAACCGTTACTTCAGTCACCGGAAATGTTGTAGAACTCGATGCTTCTGCAACTGTAGCAGTTGGTGATGAAGTTGAGGTGTACTACCAATTCGAAGCAGCAGAAGCGAATACACTCTCCTTTACTGCTACCGGCTTCCCTAAATATGTCTATATGGTCGGGGATACTTCATACACGGACGAAGTCACTGGTGAAGTTGTTGGTGCACAAATCGTGTATCATAAAGCCAAAATTGATCCTAACTTTACCATCAGCATGTCGGCAACAGGCGATCCTAGCTCACTGAGCCTGGTATTCGACCTCTTCCCTAAGAAGATTGAAGATGTGGATACCATCATTGATATGGTAATTTACGAAGACTAATCATTTTATTGGGAAGAGCCAAGGCAAATGCCGTGGCTCTTCCTTTATTTATAAGACATTTCATAGAGTCTTCTTCGAACAAGAACACTGTACCAATGTCTTAACAGACACCACCATTAACCATAAGGGAGAATGATACCATGACAGTAAAAAAACCTATTAAAAAACTAACAACTCAGGCGTTAAAGAGACTTGAGAGTGAGTTGAACGCGAATAAAACGATCTCGATTCTGAATAACTCTTACGAGGTCAATATCCAGCAGGTTTTTCGGGAATCTCGCGTGGAAGCCGTTGTCATTCAATATCTTGCACTCTTGCAAGAGTTGAAAAATCGGACTGATTTGAACGACATGCTTATTGCGGGAACGATCGGACTATTGAATAGTCTCATAATCAAGGAATTTACAAGTATTCCTTACCCACAATGCAAATCTATTGAAGATCACATTAAAGTATCGCATGTTCTTCTCGACACTGGAATCATGAATGAAGTGTTCAATGCATTTAACCCTGAAGAGCTTCAAAAAATAGAGGAGAAATTCAAATCAACCAATCAAAATTTAGGAGAAATTCTTGGCGAGTTAGCCCTTACCTCCTCCCTTGAATAATCGTCGATATTCATTTTTAACGAAGGAAGTGAACATGCAATTATGGCTGATGACTTGAAAACTTTCATTTATGCACGCCTCAACGTAGATAAATCTATAACCGATATTAACAGTCAGATTCTTTTATTAGCTCCAAAATTACGCAAATTAAATATCGGTGTATCGGTCGATAACTCGATTGTAAAAACAATAAACAACATTACAAATACAACTAACCACTTCAATAAAACACTAATCACACAAAATAAAATCATTTCAAACAACGTATCTGTTTATGTGAACAACATGAACACAAAAATGCGTTCTCATATTGAATTGATTCGGCAGTCAGAAAAAGCAAGTATTTTAAATAAAAATGCGGTGCAAGCTGAGACTTCCCAGCAAGAAAAGCAAAAACGCACATTACAAGCGTTAGATAGACAAACGCAACAGCTAGTGGCCACCCGAAGAACCTTAGCTAACTCACCTGCAATGCATAGTTCGGCTCCGGGTCAATCTTCTGCCAAAAACTCCGATAATCAAGGTGGAATCGTCCAAAACACAGGACCATCGCTAGTGAGAAGAATGGAAAACTGGAACATTGTGACGGCGGCGCTTAGAGCTCCACTGCAAATGTTACAAAGCGGAGCCCAATACGTAAATGAATTGGATACCGCCATGTCCAATTTATCCAGAGCCACCAACGGTTCTTCCACAGAAATTCAACATTTTCTAAAAGACGCTAATGCGGTAGCTAATGAAATCGGCGGTCTTACTGTAAATGTAATCAATTCAGCCACAGAATGGGCGAATCTAGGTTATTCCATTAATCAGTCTAAAGCTCTTGCAAAACAAACACTGGTACTGCAAAATGTCGGGGACTTTGACTCGGCCGAGCAAGCTTCCAAAGCTCTTCTGTCCACGATCAAAGGTTTTGGGATTGAAGTCGACAATGAAGGAAAGAACGTAGCGAATATCGTTGATATCTACAATGAAGTCGGAAACAAATTTAGTATCAGTTCTCAGGGCATCAGCGAAGCCATGAACAGCTCGGCAACAAGTCTGAACTCCGCTGGCAATACAATTGAAGAATCCGTTGCCATGATTGCAGCAGCTAACTCTTCTATTCAAGATCCTGGAAAGATCGGAGAAGGATTAAATACCATCTCGAATCGGTTAAGGGGCGTCGGCGAGAATGGTGAAACGTTGACAGAGATTCTCCCTTCGCTTGATTCCAAATTTGCTTCCATTGGTCTCACTTTGAAAAAAAGCGACAACACCTACAAAAGTACGTTCGATATTTTTCAAGAACTCTCTTCTGTATGGGATCGCCTCTCCTCCACTGAACAAATTGAAATTACGCAGCTCATAGGTGGAGATCAGCAGGCGGTTGCTGCAAGTATCCTTGCTAATTGGCAACATGCGCAAGGAGCTTTACAAGCAGGACTTCATTCATTTGGCAGCGCTGCTCGTGAAAATGAAATTTACTTGGATTCGTTACAAGGACGGATTGCTGCCTTTACAAACGCTGCCCATTCTTTTTGGAGCAACAGTATATCTTCGGACTTTCTCAAAGGTGTCGTGGATGCAGGAACCGGATTAATTAAATTTTTAGATAATTTGGGTAATACAACCGCATTGGTTACTGGACTCCTACTAACCTTCAGGCATAAAGCCCTCGGAAATTTAATCGTAGGCGCCGGACAATCTGTTTTAGCCCTGTTCGGCGTTCGCAAGGCGATGGAGACCACTGGAGTCGCCGCCAATGTAGCGGCCGTTGCACTAACTGGAATGCAGAGAGCACTTGGTGTAATCGGCTTAGTACTATCGGCAGGTTCTATGATTTATTCCCTATTTAATCAGGTAAGTAACAGCGCCTCCAAGAGCACGGAGGAATTCGAAAATCTAAATCAAAGTGTCACAGAGTCAGCGCTAAATATAGCACAGCTCCAGAGCTTAAACGAGCAGTATAAAGCGGGGAATCAATCGCAGGAAGAATTGTTATCGATTCGTCAGCAAATGGCTGGTATAATGCCAGGAATAATTTCTCACTATGATAATGAAGGTAATGCTGTTCATAAAACTAGTGAAGAAATCGATAAGTTAATTGAAAGAGAAAAGGAATTACTGGTTGCTAAACAACGAAGTTTGTCTCTTAAAGCATCAGAGGCATTAACTGACCCAGCAAAAGATATTGATATTGCGAATAAATCTATAGAGAAAAATCAAAAGAAATTTCAAATAGCTAGTGCTAATAAACAAGCAGCTGAATATATGAGTTTATTTTTGCATGATAACCAATTACAGTTAGATCAGATGCATTTACAGGAAAATCGAGATAAGTTAAAGGAAATGCAGAATGGTATAATAAATATTTTCAATGAGAATGGTCTTGGCAAAAACGAAACTAACAGTTTTAGACTGGATATTGATTGGGGCAACAATAATATACACGAGTTTGTTGAGCAACTGAATTCAGAATTTGCTTCAATTGATGAAACCATAAATATTAATAAAGCTAAGATTGAAGAATCCAAATTAGAATTCATTGAATCTTTCAGTATCATTAATCAAGATATATTAAATAATCCAGGGATTGATAATCCAGTATTACAGAATCTGCTTAACAAAATTGCAGAGGATTACATAAACTCTGTAGATATATCTGAGAAGAGCAAAGACCAAGTAATAGGAAACTATCGAGCTCTCTCCAAAAATATAGTTGATGCTATTGGCTCTGAGAAAATAGATCTGGACAAGATGATCGAAACAGGAAATTTCGAGGAGCTTAAATCAATACTGAATTCAGTATCAGGTGAACTTTTTGATGTTAATGAAGTAGTTAAGCTTTTTGCCTCCTCTACTGATGACTCAAGTAAAAAGATAGATGTACATAATGATTCTTTGAATCAAGTAAAAGCTGCCTACGATGCGTCCTCTGAGAAAATATCCCTATACAATAAACTCCTTAGAGACAATTCATCCGAGACTGGATTAAATGCTAGAGAAGTAACGGAGCTAATAAACAAAGACCAGTCCTTAATTAAGCTATTTGAAACTGAAAATGGTCATATCAAACTCAATACTTCTTTAGTCAAACTTAAAAAAGACGAAGAATTAAATGCATTTAATAAAATTAGTGAGGCCAGACGAAAAGATTTAGAAAATCAGAATAAAAATCTAAAAGATAAATTGGCAGTCTGGGGCATTGAAGTAGATGCCATAACAACCGTCGCTGAATTAGAAGCAGCTAAAGCTAAATTGCGTGAGAATGAGCCTTCCAATTGGCAAGATGTTCACTCGGATAGTGTAGGAAGAAATATGAGCGAGGACCAATTATCCGCATTTAATAGTAAAAACAGAAATTTTTTCAGGGATGCTGAAAAGTATCTTAATCAAATTTACGAGAAAAATAATTATTTCAAGCTATTGACAGCTTCGCTCGATGACAATGTTGGTTCAAGTTCTAAGAGTGCTGCAACTGGCCTATCAAACGCGAATAAACAATTATCAAATAACAACAAAGAGCTTACTAAAACACAACAAAAGCTAAAAGAAATTGATATTAGTTTCGGTAACATCCACTCAAACAAGAACAAATATAACAAAGGATCCCAAGAATATAGAAATCTTCTGAATAATGAAGTAGCTCAATTAATCAAGCGAAAAGCTCTTTACGACGAAGCGATTAAAAACCCTGGAAAACTTATATCCAACACGGAGCAAGGGTACAAACCGACTAAGGAAGAATTGAGTTCTGCTAAAGACGAAGCAAAGAGCAAATCAAGAGAGTCCTCTGACAACATCTACAAACTACGGACTGAAATCGTAGAAAGTACCATTTCTCAATCTAATAACAAATTAGAAAAAATCGAGAATCGTATCAGCGAGTCCAAGAACAATCAGTCCGGCTATAATAATCTGTCCGTCGAATGGCGAAAAGAAGAAATGTCGCAAATTAGTTATCTTGGACAAAGGAAAAAAGAACTAGCCGCTCAAAATGAAAAAACTGAAAAACTGATTAAGGAATATCAACTTACAGGCGGAGAATTCAACCAACAAATTGATAAAAACAATCTAGAAATAGAAAAAATTGAAACTGAAATTCAAGAAAAACGGTACGCTGTCCTTATAAGCAGCCTTGATCAATATGAACAAAAACGCAATCAGGCTTCACTAAAGATTGATGCATCTCAAACCAGAAGCTCCTTACTCGACTCTGCTTCTCCTGAATTCCGCAAAGAACTTGAGGAGCAGCTCAAATTGAAGCAAGAAATTAATAAGAGTAATGAAGCTGAGATCAAAACCATACAAGAAAAGTTAAAAACCGCCAAGCTTCTCCCTAAGGATGTGGCAGCACTTGAAGAAAGAATGCAGTCACTCGAAGGACACAAACTATCCATTCAAGTCGAAATTGATGATGTTAAGAACGATATCATTTATAGCCAACTTGAAGAATACTCCGATAAGATCAAAGAAAAAGATACGGAACTTAAAGTCATCCAAGATAACCTTCGTAATTTAGAAAAAGGTACGCCTGAATATACACAAGAATTATTAAAGCAAATCCCCCTCATTCAAAATAAAATCAACCTAAATCAAGCCGAGATCACGTATCTAGAAACGCAAGCCAAGCGAACGGATATTAGCATTGCCCAACGAAAAAAATTGAACCAATTGCTAGTTGAGGCCAGAGAAACAAACCGTTCCATGCTGCATGAAGAGAGATCCGTTCGATCAGAGATAACCGATGGAATTATCGAAGACTACAAGAAAGCCATTAATAAACAAAAAGAGTTTGAACTTTCCGCTATAGACGAAAAGATGAAGGCCGAGGAAGAACGCCATAAACAAGCGATTAAACATCTAGATGATGAATATCGAACGTTTGAAAAGCACATTAATGCCAGATTGAAGGCTATGGATCGAGAGAATGCTTCGGACGACTATGAAAAAGAACTGGGTAAGAAACTCAAGGAAAGACAAGAAATTATTGACAAGATCAATGTCCTGCAGCTTGACAATTCAATGGAGGCCAAAGCTAAGCGTAAAGATCTTCAGGGACAACTAGATGCCAAGAACGAGGAAATCGACGAATTTAAATTACAACGAGATCGTGAGACGGCTAAGCAAACCCTTCAAGATTTATTGGATGATCGTAAGGAATATCTGGATCAAGTTCGCAGCCATGAAGATGATCAATACGAACAATCACGCAAGAAAAATGAACAAGAGAAAAAAGATGTTGAACAGAAGTATAACGCCATGCTGAATGACGAGAAGAATTTCTATCGAATTAAGCAAGGACTCCTAAGCGAAGACAAAGCGATTGTCAAATCAACAATTGAGGAAATAAAGCTATTTTATACTGGATTATATGCTGAACTCGAACGGGCACTGGTGAATTACAGGACCATCTCGCAACAAGAGCACAATAATATAAGAAACAGTCTCGATCAAAGTACCGGTAATCTCGATCATTATAATAACGGCAACTCAGGATCGTCTAACAATAAGCCAAGCCCCAGTGATTCTACCATACCCAAAGAGATTTTAAATGACTGGGAAACGTATTTGAAGAATAAAGAAGCGGCATCGAAACACCAGAATGACAGAAAAAAACATACAGCAGGCTCATCCGAGTATGTAAGGTTAACCAATGAAATAAAAAAACTAAGTGAAATAAACCAACGACTGCGGGATAGTCGCAATTTCGTAGATGGCACTTACGATAATTTGAAGGGACTAACAGGATCATCCATTTTCAACGCAGCTACAGGTGGCTTGACCCCTGCCTGGGGTTCGGAAGGTAAGTTCCTGCTAGCGCATGAAAAAGAATTGATATTAAATAAATCCGATACGTCCAATCTTCTGAAAATTGTCGACTTTACTAGGAAGATCATTGACTCCATCAAAGGAAATTTTAATCAAGATGCTATCAAATCAACTTCCACTTCTACTCAAACTGACAACAGCATTAGAATAGATCATGTATCCATTCATGCTGACCAGCAGGATACCGGTAAAAGTCTCCTAGAAAAGTTTGAAACTGCACTTAGTACAAAACTTAAACACAGAACAATCTAAATATCACAAAGCTTCTCCCCTCTTCTTCAAAGAAAGGAGTGTTATCCTTGATAGGCGAAATAGACTATAGTCTAAAACCAGTCAAACCTCAATATTTCATTGCTAAACCTAATCGCGAAATTATTAGCAAGTTAAGCGAAGCTTATAATGTCAATCGAACCAATAAATTAAATGATGTGGATGAGCTCTATCTTACTGTGCCGTATCAATTGGATGTTAATCATAAATTAATTAACAATAAAAATATAAATGATTTAAGAGAACGGTATTTAATAAAAGTAGTTACCGATAACCAGACCGATTGGTTCATAATTAATGAAATCAATGAAAATTCCAGCGATTCAGAAACCTCCAAAACCATTCGCTGCCTTTCCTTAGCGCATGAATTAACAGATAAAGCCATCCGAAGGTATTTAGGCGAGTCTTATCATGCCAGGCAAGTATTGAACGATCTGACAGCTAACACGACCTGGACACCTACCTATATTGATGCCGATTTTCAACTAACCTATAGAACTTTTGATTTTCCTTCTACCAACGTTTTGGATGCCATCTTTTCTGTCGCCGAAACTTACAATGCTATTGTACATTTTGATACGGATAAACGGGAAGTCAGCTTAACTAAACCTGAATTAACCGGCTTAAATCGTGGATTGACCTTTTCTTACGGTAAATACTTAAACAGCCTGGGCAAGACGGTACAAACCGATGAAATGGTTACGAGGTTAACCGCCAATGGAAGTGATGGGTTAGGAATTCAGAAAGTTAACCCCACTGGTCAGAACTATATCGAGAGCTTTGGTTATTTTATGTACCCGTTCGAACGAGATCCCCAGCGTAATGTTCTATCCTCCAGCCATCATATGAGTGATTCGTTGTGTCATGCCCTGCTCGATCACCAAGAACTCGTTGAAGCTAATTCAGGATTGTTCAACACCCATTACACAGAACGCCAAAAACTTCAGAACCAATTACTTCAGCTAGAAAGGGATCTGCAGCGTTTACAAAGAGATGAAGCTAATGTAACCAGCACTATGATCTCCCTTCAATTCGATGGCAAAATGTTCTTCGAGAAATATGTTCATCAAGCTCCAGTCAGAGATCGTTTACGATTGATCAAACCTACGCCTATGCAGTCATGATCAAAGTGGATAACACAACAGGTGTGGCCGTTAGTCTGGATGGACAAGCCAGATCCGTAACTTCAAATCAGTGGGTGCTGCTTGGTAAAATTAAAGATCAATCAAGCTCGCAAGTAATGATTAGCGGTGGTAGTACAGGTGTTTTTATACAGTTGGTTAACATCAGTCTTGGAGAATACAATACGAACAATAATGATGCTGCTATTGTTGATCGATACAGTTTGGATCATAAAGAGAACCAGGTGAAGTTAAAGGAACTTGAGATTAGTGTTATGACCGCATCGATCGAACAGATTAACGATGAAATCGAAAAACTGCAAGAGAGGCTACTTGCTGAGCATAACTTCACCCCAGAACAACTTCAGGAATTGAATTATTTTGTTATTGAGCGAGAGTTTAACGATGATACCTACGTTGACGAACAAGATCTCTATCAGGCAGCATTAGATAAATTCAAAGAAATACAACAGCCTCAACTGTCGATTGATATCGATATTGTCAATTTTCTTGAGATTATCGAAGAACAACGAAACTGGAGCAAACTTCAGCTTGGTGACTTCGTCAACATCAAATATGAGCCTACCAATACTTATGTAACCGCCAGAATAACGGAGATCGCTTACAACTACGAGAATTTTAACATCAATCTGACTCTTTCCAACGCCAAAAGCGTGAATGATGAATCCACCCGAATCGAGAAGTTCCTCAATGATGCCAAGAATACAGCTGTTGTAGTCGATCTCAATAAGACCAAATGGGGTAAGGCTGTCGTCGATACCTCAGAGATGAGTAAGCTATTTGATCACTTTTGGGATAAAGTAACGAATGACATCAATATGGCATCGAATGAATTTGTAACGATCGACCGCAAAGGAATTACGATCATTGATCCCAATGACCCTCTTCGATTCCTTCGCGCTACACATGGTGTGCTTGGTTTAACCCGTTCCGGAGGGCTTCGTTATGAAACTGCCATTACGGCTGACGGATTAATTGCAGAGATGGTGCTCGGCAAAATCATTCTCGGTCAACGCGTAGTCATTGGCGATACCACAGGCGTATTCACGATCGAGGGCTCTAGGCTCATGATCGATGATCGCTGCGGCCGCGAGGTTGTTAAGCTTGGCTTATTATCAGAGCAGCCTGACAAATTCGGATTCTATCTGAACCGATACGAGTCATCCAATTGCAGTGATACAAACAAAGTCAATCGCGTATCCATCACTGCTGACGAAGGCTTTATTATCGAACGATTCAGAAATGGTATTGCAGAGAAAACATTCGGTACTACGCTCGATGGCGATTTATTTATAAAAGCCGGTGTCAATGATCAAGTATTCACGATTGATAAGAACGGATTAGCGTTAGGTCATAGTATATGGGATTATGCTCCTTTCCGTGCGGATTATGACGGGAATGTATGGATGTATAAACTATATGCTGAAGAGGCTGAAATCACAAAAAGTCTATTTAAAGATGGCCATATCGAAGGTTCGTCGCTGACACTCAAGGATAGTAAAGGCGGCATCATTCAAATGTTCCCGGAGTACGGACTGTGGTTCGGAAGCGATAAGTTCGACGATGCCCCTGCCAGCATTAGCATGGATGGTACGGCTAAGTTTAAAAAGGGCCAATTCATTGGCCCTAACGGAAATATACTCATTGATGCTGAAGCTGGTTACATTGACATGGATAATCTCGATATTATCAACATCGGCAAACTCGTTGCAGAAACTTTACAGGTGAATACGATTCTTGCAGACCAGTCTTATATTAATGATCTAACTGTAAACAAGGTGAAGACCCTTCCTAAAGATACAAATATCGGAGAGTATGTTGATTATATCGAGATTGAGGACAACTATATCCGATTCATTACTGCAAAAGTCGATCAGCGTGAACATGCTAAAGACTCTCGGGGCCGAGAACTATATTGGCAAGACAACGAGAAAAAGATACTGACTACAGAAGTAACAGCCATTAAAGCTTATGCCTATAGTTTTAGACCGGATGATATAAAGATTAAGCAAGAGATCAGTTTCACTGATAGTGGTAATGACGCTGAACCTATTCGTAAGCTAGGTACTGGAGACGGTGGTGCCAATGACCGCGCCAAAATGGTTGAAACGAAGTATCGAGGTGGATTCAAACAAGAATATAAAGCGAGTAATAACAGCAGGATGAGAAGCATCGACCTGTCGGATAATGGCATTAAGATTATTTCGGAAGAAAATCCGGTAACGGTAGAATCCAAAGATGTGACGCTGGAAGTCAAAGCTGGTACAGCCAAAATCGTCCATTCTTCAGGCTCATTCATCGAGATCGCTCCTAATGGAGCAATCAACATCAAATCAACAGGTGCCATGAATTTTGAAGCTGGCGGTAACATGAAATTTACTGCGCCGAGAATTGATTTGAACTAATTCAGTAGACGGAGGTGTCAATTATTTGGCAGGAATAGCTACACACGGATCTGCTTCGGCTCCTGTTACAAAAAGGAATTACGTTTCATACGATGTATATAGTTATGATGATTTTTACGGTTGGAATTATAGCTATTCAGGTTATAGCGATGCAAGGATAACTAGCTCAGGAGTAAACGCTAACTCAACGGTTTATATTAATGGACGTTCTATTGCAACTGTTGACAATCCATTATCGGAGAACTGGGTAGCTACTTCTATTCCTTCCAATAATAGCTACACTGAATATCGAAATATCAATCCTAATCGAAGTGGAACTGGCCAAGGTAGAGTAACTACCGGAAGTTCCAATGTTTTCTCAAATCATAAAGCCGTTGCCAAAATCGGCTCCCAAGTGACAACTTGTCTTGGGGAATTAACCACTATAACAACTGGCAGCTCGAATGTATTTACAAGCTGACATTTACAGTCGTTTAAAAGGAGGTGATACATATGACTATACGCGATGCACTCTATTTTTCTTACGCCGGCAAAAAATCAGTAGATTATGGAATTATCAATGTAACGATGAGCTCTGGCATGTATGAGGAGTCTCTGGCACCATCTAGATCCATTCAGGAAGTATCCATCAAGGGGCGTGACCGCCCCTATTTTCAAGGAATCAAAAAAGCCCCCCTCAAATTTAACGTCTCTTTTGCGTTTGAAGATACTTGGGATACCCAGAGAATCAGAGAGGTTACCAGATGGCTAACCGAACAAGACTACTATCAGGAATTATACTTCACGAATGATTGGGGACGTGATCCTGAAAGAATATTTTATGCCTTGTTTGTAGATGATCCTGTACTTATACATAACGGAATTCGTGAAGGCTATGTTAATTTGACTGTGCGCTGTGACAGTCCCTACTCTTATTCCCCCATATTCACTTCCCGTTTATACAAATGGGATCAACAAAAATATAATATAGATGTCAACGAATTCAACGTTGGTGATAGAACCTCAACCATCGTGGATATTGATGATCAGCTTATTTTGAACCCGCACCGTACGAAATGGAGTGACTACGCTCCCACAACGCAATGGTCTGGTTTAAATCCTTAGAGAAAGGAGCCTATCATGTCAACAACAACGAACAAATTAGGCTTAACGAAGCCTGAATTTACAGATGAAATTGAACATACGATACTCGCTCTAGCTAACAATTTTCAAACAATTGATGACGATTCCAAAACCTATGTAGATGCCCCCCCTACTTCTGGGGTATGGCCATCCAAGCATATTTTACATGCCAACCAACTCTCGATTGGTGGTTATCTTGGCTGGGTTAATATTCGATCAGGTACAGCAGCTCCCATCTGGAAAAGCTTGACTTCCTATAGCAACGGCACCGTTATTGTTCCTAACAAGGATAATGGGCATTTCTATACTTGCATACAAACAGGGTACTCCGGTCTAACCGAACCCATCTTCCCTGTCTCTAATAGCGGCGAAGTTCAAGACACGCGAGGAGCGAATCAATGGAATCCCAACCACTACTACAGTATTAATGATATCTCATTCCCAACCACGGATAATGGTCGTTTCTACGTCTGTATCCAAGCGGGAGAATCCGGTGATGTAGAGCCGAATTGGGTCATTGTCGATGGTGCGACAACCTATGACAAAAATGCGGTTTGGGCAAGCTACCGTATCGCCAAATGGAGGGAAAGTGGTACAGCCGTTCTGTATCGCCCCTTTGGAAAGATTGATTAAGGGGTGATGAAATGGCTAATTGGCTTGCGTTAATAAATCTTAAAGGGGACTATACCTCCCCTGCACTTGATCTCCCGTTGCGAGCGGATGGAGTTATTAGCAAAGTTCTTTGGCAATCCGAACAGCCTGCCGGAAGTCAGATCATGGTCCAGACCAGAGTCAAGCTGAACGGACATGACTGGAGCGATTGGAAAACTTGTGTGAATGGTGGGCCCTTCCCCGATTTAAATGATGATAGTCACCTTGACAATCCGCAATACATGTTTCGAATCTTATTCAAGACTGCCTCGTACCAGTTTAAGGCTCGCTTTAAGTCCATTCAATTCGAGTTCGAGCCCGTGCTCGTGTTTAACAACAAAGGTGACTTGGATTGCAGTCCAGAGATTTGGATAACCAAGTATGAGAACGGAGATTTCTCCATACAGAACTTATCGCACCATTTTAATGAATTCAAGTTCACTGAATTAATTGACGGAGAAACATTGTATGTTAACAATGAGACGGAAGACATTGAAACCACACTTCCCGTTACCTATCGCTATCGCAACTTTAATGATAACTATCTCCGTTTTCCGATTGGCAAGAATGTACTCCGCGTTGATGGCAAAGCGGATATCAAATTCAGGTATCAATTCAAAACACTTCAGTGAGGAGGTGATATTTTGCCTGATTTAATCACTCAATTACAGTACAACGATCCTTTAACCATTATCGCTAGAAAAGGGACCATAGAGGATCCTTACGTCGATAGGACTGATTCCCTTCCCGTCATTAATGGTCTTATTACGCTCTTGGAACTGCCTTCCCTCCAGGATCGGGTTAGCATTGCCGGCATGATAGAGGTTGATCAAGAGATTTTTGAACAACGTAAGACAATAGAAAGCCATGAGTTCTTGGTGAACTATGCCAACGGGACGGTTCAGGTTCACCCTTCTATGGAAGGCCGTACCTTGCTATGCCGTTTCAAAGGGCGCGGCTTAATTATGTATCCAGCCAGCAGAATATATGCTTTGGTACGGCGTCATCCGGATGTTGTCGTTACGCTGCAAGACTATATTTCAGAGATCGAGCAGAAGCTTGCCGAGAATCAATCGCTGATCGGTAAGGTAGAACAGCTCATTTCTGAAACCAGAATAATTATCGATGAATCGCGGAAGTCAACGGATAATGCTAACCGGGCTGCAGATGAAGCAGATCGCGCCAGAGACCAGGCGATGGATGCTTATCAAACAACCAGGTTGGTGTTTAAGCCCACGGTGGCAGACATGAAAGAATTACACGCTACTTATCCCTATCCATCCGTTGGCTGGACCGTTCAAACCTATAGCGATGGTGTTCGCTATCGATATGATGGAATCCAATGGGTTCCCATTGATATCTTCGGCGCTAATCTCCTGCCTGTTAATGAATTCAGAGATGGGCTGATGTCGGTTGCGGAGCACGTTAAGTTAAAATCCTTCCCCTATGAGCTCAAAGAACGAATTGTTGTCTTCTGCCTGCCCTCTTATATTTTCCAAGGAATTCAGGACGTTATCGTCCCTTTCCCATTTGATGGTGAGATCACTTCCGTTCATGCTATATGTAAAGTGCATGGCGATACGGAAACTGAAATCAGCATCGAGAAGAGCAGAAACATAGTGGACTGGACCAACATCTTAAGCAATAACTTGCACTTCCGGGCATTAAGCAATTTTGACGATAAGTCGGTCTCTCTCACTTCAAACAAGGTGATACAAGGAGACATGTTCCGTGTAAATGTCTTGAAGCAAGGCGTAAATATTCAAGGAATCACGATTGAATTAAAAATAAAAATATAAATACAGAGGAGTTTTTCACAATGGCTACACCCGTTATTACATGGATGAATAGTACACACACGCAAACCATAACAGCACCATTTGATTTTGGCGTCATTGATGCTGGTGACCTAGGGCCAGCTTACCAATTTAACATATGGAACAATAAGGGCCAAACCACCGATGTTTCAAAAATGGAGGATTGTACCATCACTACCCGCGATATGTCCGGCGGTCTGGGCAATACCATCGGCAACGAAGTCGAGGTTGTTAAGAACAATTGGTTTCACGCTCAAGTAGACTCATTAGGCGAAACAGATTTGGATCAACCGACTTCCATTATCGGTAAGGATGCTTCCAAACCCATTGGAACGACTGGCCAGACAACCAAGGATCATACGGGAGCTACTTATCCAACTCCATTTGTCCCGGCAGCTAGAGAAATTCTAGGTGTAAACAACAATGGTGATCGTGTAGATGCCGCAGGCAACTATGCTACAGTAACCCTGCGAGCAGCCGTTCCGCTCGATGCCAAAAGCGGCAAGCAGCAATTTAAAATTAGGGTCTCCTACCGGTATGTCTAAACCAGCCATACGGTAAATTTGTTGGACAGGTACATTATGTACCTGTCCTTTTCTATACTCACAATACAATGGAGGGTACGTGCATGATTCTAGGCGATCGAAAATATAATCACTCCCCTGTTCCAAACCAATCCTTTATATGGATTGCAGATTATTACGACAACTCATTCTCTTCAGAGTTCGACTTCGAATCGAAAAAACCAAACAACTTCTATGATATTGATAGAGAAAAATTAATCCGATTTGGGCTCATTGGTGAAGGATCTCAGGTGTTCTTTGACGTCGCTAACGGGATCTTCAACATGAATGGACACCGAATTATGATCTCCTATTCAACGGAGACCACAGAGTATCCATTAACAGGTAGAACATTTCTATACAATGATATTATCACCTACAAAGAAGCAGTATCGGATGCCGATCTATTCACAAGAAAGGCCGCCAACGGTAGGTTTAATCATAGCATCACTTCATATAACATCGGCTATAAAAAGAGAATGGAACTCGAAGAAGTTATCATTTGCTTTCAAAATATATTAACGATCCCATTCAATGAAGCATTATATCTCCAAATCAAAATATCAGCCAACCAAGATCTCAAAGGATCCTTAATCATCCGCCGTGACGGACTGATTGCCGATAAGATACCCGCTCCGTTAATCAAGGATATGGCAGGCATAGTTAATTGGGAAATTAAATAACGAGGTGAACATAATGAATTCATTTTATACTGACGAGTACAAGCGTGTCTGGGGGAATCAGACGATCAACGGCGAAGTTGAGATCATTACAGGTGCTAATGACGAACTGAACATTTTTACGGACACCGAATCTTATACGCTTACTCTTCGCCCTGGTAAGTACCATACTGAATATACAACCAATGTTTCAGCACTAGTTGACGAACTCAATCATCAAATCTCAATAAGCACCTTACCCATCGTGGCCTTATTGGGTGGTTATCATAAAGATGAAAAGTACAATATTGTCGTTCTCCAAATGACGAACGGCAAAGAGATCGTGGATGTTACTGGCACATTTTTTGATAGTTATTTTGCTTAAGACAACCAAATTACTTATGAAAGTAGTGAGAAAACATGGCTACTCAAGAAATTGCTATCCCGCTCGATTTTTCCAGAGGTTCGTTCGATAACGTTGTATACGAAAATAATCAGCTGCGTTTGATTCAAGATACTCAAGATGATGCCGGCCATGGCGTTTATCGCAATACGGGTAGTTGGATATCAGAAGTGATTGTCATTAAAGATAAAGTTACTTCATTCAGGCGCATAGCACGAAATGTAGCTACCAAAGGGAGCGGTTCGTATAAAATCTACACCGCCTCTTCTCCTGACCGAGTGACATGGAGCCCATGGACTGAAATCGATTATGCTAACGGCGGAATATTCACACCAGTTGATCAATACGCCAAAGTGAAAATTGAATTGTTCGCAAGTAAGGTATCAAGTCACTTTACAGTTGATGACTTTACTACTCCAGATAAATATACCAATCCGTATGTAAATAGCGCGAATGGAGTTTTGGAGTTAAATCAACAATACTTTCTTATTGGTACAGAAGATATGAATTGGAATGATGAGGGGAAGTTGTTTAGCACGAAGGTTAATAAAAGTAAGTTTAAAGCTATTGATAGAATTGAGGTGGTTTAGATGCCGATACCAGCAACAACAGGAATCTTGCGATCAAGGATTCAAGATTTGTCGATAGGAGATTATATCTATGGCTTTTACGACAAAAGTATATCTACATGGGGAATCGGCGAGGCCAAGGGAGTCGAGTATCCATTGGAAGGTATGCCAGCAACATCTTTTGATACTGGATATTTCTATTACATCAAGGTCGACATCGGTCTTCTAGTAGCTGATCGCATAATTCAGAACACACAATCATGGAACACTCTTAACCAATCAAGTAAAGTAATTCAGGGTAGAACGGAAGTGTTTGGAGGGGTGAAGGGAAGCTTTCGTTCTCTCACAGGAGGAGTTGCTTATTCGGATGTGAATGGTAATTTATCACTGTCGGATATGGGTCTTGGTGGGTGGCCTAGTAACAACGAGTGGGATAAATACATCGTGAATTTCCCAACAGAAAAAATTCAATTTGGGAAAACATTAGATGATGTGTTTAATTGGAGTCCATTGTTTACGTGGACACAAGATACTCCCACAATTGGATTGGTAATAGGGTCTACTACAGTAACGAATGCATTTAGGACGTTTAGAGGAAGAACTACAGTCAATCATTTTAGTGGAAATCTTTCTAATAATTCTGCTTCAGTCGGTTTTCGACCAGTTTTTGAATATAAGGAGGTGTAATTTATGGCTACAATAGGTCAATCTTTAACTGCTCCTGAAAGTGGTTGGAAGCGAATGAACGCCGATCATCAACTATTGTCATATATGGGGACATGGATAACGCAAACTAATCCTGCATATTCAGGTGGAACAAATAAACACTCTAACAATGCAGGTAATAAGATATCTTTCACTTTTAGAGGAACAAAACTGAGATATATCGGACAGTACAACACCACATCTCAAACACCGTCATCTATATCGATAGACGGTGTGACAGAGCAAATCACATTTCTAACCAATACGCTGATTAATTCGGCGCTAGTATATGAGAAAACAGGGCTGAGTGACGACATTCATACAGTTGTAATAACTATAAACTCTCCCAATGAGAATCAGTCAATACAAGGCATTGATATTGACTCTAATGGCCGCCTTCTTCATCCCGACGAAGTAACCAAAATCAAAGACCTTCAAATTGGTAAACGTATCCGTTGCAATTATTCTGTGATCTCTACAAATACAGTAGGCTCTTTTAGTGGACTTGGGCAAGAAACGTCAGATTTCATTCCAGCTACAAGCACATCTATACCTAACGGAGACTTCTACTTGATTATGGTTGAAGACTTCAACAGAAAGAAGATTTTAGTGGCTGATCGTAACATACAGAACTCAATATCGTGGGATACATTGAATAATAATGGACTAGCTACCGGCGCATGTATTAAATTCAATCCAGTTGGTGTATTGTCTGGATATGAGTCTGGCAAAGTGATAATTACTGATAACGGATATGTCACTGGAAGCTATGGTGAATATCAAGGATGGAGAGCGTTCGATAGGAAAAATGGTAATGGCGACAAATGGACGAGGCGAATATCAGCTAACGATCCTGCCGAGCTAATCATCAGATTCAAAGATGATAAGCAGATGATTACTGCTTTATCAATAACTCCTCCACCATCTATATCGTCAAGCCCAACAGAACACCCCAAACATTTTAAACTACAAGGATCAGATGATGGTCATAAGTGGAGAGATATATTCGAAAATAGCAACGGTATCGGTGGCGTGAAAACGAGATTTGCTTTTAGGAATAGTCAAGGATACTCCTACTATCGCTTTTCTGTATTGTCATCGCAAGGTGGAAGTCAAATGCAAATTGGGGAGCTGGAATTCGAAAGCGAATCTATTGGTTACGAAGCATCTATGCGCCTTCTCACTGGTGGTACTTCTGCAACAGATGACAAAAACGAGTGGGATAAGTATATTGTTAATTCAACTTTAAACAGTTCGATTACGGCAGGAGATAATAATGTCTGGAATTGGAGAGGCATATTGTCATGGTCATCTACTACACTAGCGACACATGCAAGCCAGAGAGTTTTAAGAGGCGACAAGACGAACAATTATTATTTCAGTTACAATGCAAACCAAGTATACAATACTTGTGGTTTTCGCCCAGTCGTTGAAATTAAAATATTGCCGCAAATTAAATCTTTTATCTTAGCGAATGGCGAGTATATGAGGTGGGAGCCTGGGAAACCAGAGACAAAGCCGTACAGCCCTGACACTATAATACCTAAGATGACTTCAAACACTGCACCTTATGGTTTGGCATTTGCAGATACAGAGTATGGTACTGGTTCTGCCCCTTGGAAGGCGTTTGATCAGATTGATAACAATGAAGGGTATACAACGAAGAATGGAAGTACCGTTGGCTTTCTAGGGTACATTTTCGACATACCTTTATATATTGGGAAGTACGTCATAAGAAGCGTTACTAGTGCCTACTTGATTAGAATGCCTAAAGTCTGGACATTTGAAGGCTCCAATGATACCACCAATGGAAGAGATGGGACTTGGTTTACGCTGGATACCCGCACGAATCAATCTTGGTCAAGTGGGTTTATGGATATTGAATTTACAATCGATAATCCTCAAAGATTTAAAGCTTATCGTCTGAATTGGACTGAAAATAACGGTAATGCTAGCTTTACAAGCATAAATGAATTAAAGATGTACAGCTATACTCCACCTAAATCAGCAATTCCGCCCAAATGGGAAACAGTATCGACAATATTGCCTAATGTGGACACTTTTATAAGTGAAGGAATGGATGATTTATCAATATTGGATAGGAAGCCAACATCAATCACCATTCCAATGGATGACAACACTTCATCAGGCGAGGTGTTAGGTAGAGGTAAAATGTACAAAGAGCGACTTAATAAATATATTGATATTAAGAAAATTAATGTGAAGTAGGGCTTGCCCCTCTACTTCTTTTTTGTTCTTTCCTAAAAAGGTTCTATCAAGAAATGGATGGTGATGAAATGGCTTACTTGTCTAATGTTAATGCCATACCAGAAATGACAAGTGATACTGCGCCTTCGGGTGGAGCAAGTGCAAGCTCAACTCAAAATCAAGCATGGATTGCTTTTAGTAATGCAAATGATTGGAGAACGGCGAATGGTCAAACTGCGGGTTGGATAAGATATGATTTTACAAGAAAGATCGTCATATCCAAATACTCAATTAAACCTATACAAGCACGGGTGGAGCAAGTGCAAATCCTAAAGACTGGACATTTGAAGGTTCTAACGATAATACAAACTGGGTCATTCTAGACTCTCAGACTAATCAAACAGGATGGGGTTCGAGTGAAAGGGAATATATATTTTCAAACAGCAAAGAGTACGAAAAATACAGATTAAATTTTTCCTCAAACAACGGTCATGCTACTTGGACAGGAATAAATAGACTTATGATGTTTGAATATTTCTATGATCAGAAAATCTTACTTTTAAACGAACATAAATTAAAATCTATTGTTGAGTATAATTATTCAGAGAGCTTAATCCCAGATATGACGGTATATTCAAATGCCATTGGTACAATAAGAGCATCTACAGAGGGTGGTTCTGGTTATGAAGCTTGGAGAGCCTTCACAGACAGCAATCAAAATTGGGGTTCTAGCACTACTGGATACCCTCAATGGATTGGCTTTACATTTAATGATCTAACGAAGGTTAACAAATATGAAGTTACTAATGGTAATGGTACTCTCAGCACCAGATATCCTACATCATGGACATTCGAAGGTTCGTTAGATAACCTTGAATGGACAGTATTAGATAGTAGAAAAGGTGAGTCTTGGACAGGGGAAAAAACAGCACGAGAATTTGAATTTATAAATAGTAAAGCGTTTAAAATTTACCGTTTAAACATCAGCTCTGGAAATAACACAATCTCTATAGGAATAAATCGAATTAAGATGTTTTACAAGCCGCAACCTACTCTAATTACAATCAATAAAATGTCACCTACAGAAAATGAATTTTTATCATATGGTATGGAGTCATCGAATGTCAAAACTCTAATTTCATTCGATACAGTGAGAAGTATAGAATTGGAAACGAGTCAGTTTGGTTCTGGAAAGGTATTTGAACATTCAGTTGATTTATCAAAAAGAAGAACGAAAAAAATATTACTTCTGTAGAATTAAGCTCACTAGTTATTTTTATAATATAAATGCTTGTTTATTCAATCAGGAAGGTAAGTGAAAGTGAATGACAAAGACAAGTTATTCGTCAATATATGGTAGTGGAAATCGAAGATCGCTAATCTATTCGACAAGTACATCAGGGTTACTTAATGCAAACGCACCAGATCCTAACAATCTAATTGACGGAGAAATAGGCACAAGTAATACTAATTCGATTTATTTTATATCGAATGTTTTGAACGGTTCGCAATATATTACTTTTGACTTTAAAGTTCCTATGCTAATTAGCGAAGCAAAAATATACATGAGTAACTTTACACAATGTGGAACATGGCAATGGCAAGGGAGCACTAATGGAGTTAATTATGATGATATTGGAGCAACTTTTGTATGGGGTGGCTCGAATGTGACCACTGTACAAACTTTGAATTCGAATACTACTTGGTATAGGTATTATCGGGCGAAGGGAGTTAGTGGAGTTACTTCTAGTAATCCAAGGACTCAAGAAATTGAATTTAAAGCATATATACCAACTAATAAATTCTTACTTTCGTCAGAAAATAGTAAATACTATTCTTTAACCCCTGAGTACAAAGGAAAAAGTACGGTAATTCCAAATATGACATCTAACAATACGCCAAGAGGCAGAGTGTTTGCAAGTAGTATTAATAGTGTTAATCAAGATGCTTGGTATGCTTTTAGCCAAATAACAGGAGGTTGGTATTCGGCTATTAATTCAACCACTGGATATTTAGGCTATGAGTTTAATGATAGCATAATAATTAATAAATATTCATTGCAATTCAGTACTACGGCAAGACCTGTCAGTTGGTTATTTCAAGGCTCTGATGATGGTGTCATTTGGGTTGATTTAGATTCTAGAGTAGATCAGGCTACATCAACTGGCATTGAATACTTTTACGAGTTTGAGAATATAAACATATACAAATTATACAGAATCAATGTAATGTCTATCAGTTCTGGCTTTTCACAATTTGCCATTCAATATTTCAAAATGTTTGAATATATCCCACCTAAACTAATATTATTGGACGATCTAAGTGAAGAGAATTTTATTAAGTATGGGATGGACAAGGAAACAAGTATCGATACATATAGTCCAATGAATACGCAATCATTTGCGGTTGACCAAAGTGAAACACTAGGATCTGGCAAAGTCTTCAAGCAAACTATCGACAAATCAAAATTGCCGATCAAGAATGTGAGCATTGAGTAAAATAATTGTTTTAGAAAGGAGAGAAAGTCATTGAGATTGGTGTCAATAATTCCAATAATGACCTCTGATTCTCAAGAAGGTTTTGTAGTTACTCCATCAAATGGGCGTAATGCATTTGATGGGAATATACAATCTCCTTATCGATCAGCTATAACACCAACCCTGCCAGGGTATCTAACTATCACTTTTCCGAGAAAGTTTTATGTTTCTCGTTACGAAATTGTTTTGGGTCATTATGATGCATTAAGCCCAAGTATAACTAGTATGAACACTTGGGATTTTGAAGGTCTAGTTAATGGAAGCTGGATAATCCTCCATAGCGGCAGTAACCCTAGTGCGAAAAATAATCTAACTTTCAATATAACACCAACTTTAGTTGAAGCTATACGGATAAAATGCAAAACCAAACATGGAAATAACTCCTGGGGTGTTGATGAACTCATCGTATATCAAGCTGTTTATGACGAAAAAACACTAGTCTTTCATGAGGGTGTTTATAAAACCTATTTGTTTAGTTCCTGGGAGGTTCTAGGCACATCTGTTAGTGAAAGCGATTATCTTTCTAATGGGATGGATGACATTTCTATAATCCCTGAACAAGCATGGGTAACGTTAACAGGGGATGTTGAGCTGTGTCATTGGACTGAAAGCCCTTATAGAACAGAAGCTTTATTTAATGTCGAAACCACTTTTTTTACAATTGCCGAAGAATGGGAAAATCAAACCATTCAAATAATTGAATACACCGACGATCCAAACCAAATGGAATCTTCCATCATGATGGAAACTGAACCATTTGGTTTTTATGATGAATTCAAAGATACAATGGATGTCCTCTACTATACCGACGATCCACGGAAAACCAGTGCTGAATTAGAGCTAAAAGCTAATTACAGCCCACTTGATGAATTAGACGGCGACTTCGACATCGTCACCTGGACCGATCAGGAAGATCTTGATGAACTCCACTTCAATATGACAGCCTCCCCCCTCTCCCAACTCATCATTCAAGATGAGGACTTTCAAATCTACGGGGATCTTCAATCCATCATCATTAATAAAATCTCACAAGAAGGAACGATTAAATTACTACTTTCCTTTGACGAAGGTCGGACCTGGGAATATTTCAAGTTTAATACATGGAGACTTACCGATGTATCCAATATGGAGATGGTTAGAAGACATGCCATGGATATTGGCTCTTTAAACAACATTACAGAAGAAGATTTCTCCTCCAAGGGTAATAAAATCAGGGTTGCCTACTACATCGATGACAATATTCATTGGAATCAACACACACAAGTCGACAACATCAAGATTGTATCCAACGCCCCTGTTGATGATGCCAAATTCTCTAGTGCAGAGTTCTATCTGCTGAATACACTTGCCACCCTTCAGCTTACAGTCGGTGGAAATAAATTGATGGGGCAGTTAGATGACCCTGATAAAGGCAAAGTTCAATATCGCGTCATCCTGAATAACAAGCCCTATTATCCATCCAACGGGAGTTTCACCCCTCTCACTCCGGCTCCGCTTGATATTAATCTCAATATTTCCGAAAGAGAAATATTATTTGGTCAGAACAACTCCCTCACCGTAGAGTTTCAGGATGGCTGGGGGCAACAAGATAGTTGGACTACCACATTTCTCGGTACATACTCTGGATTAATGTTCATGGACGAGAATGGCCAATACTATTCTGATTCATTTGGCGGTTTATTAAAGCACCTGGATTTTGACATTGTCGTAGCAGGACAGACTACGGACTACCAGAAAGTCATCGTCAAGAACCAACTTGGACAAGTCGTACAAAATCTGTTGCTTGAAGTTGCTAAAGACAAGCTGCCATCAGGTGTGACCATTGAACTCTCTTATACGGATCCGTTTATTGCCGAGGATTACTTACTGTTTAATAAATTGATTAACCCCAATGATGAGCTGGTGTTCTATGTTCGGATTGCAACGGCCATTACCGCACCACCCGCTCCTAATGGGCAATTCGAAATTCGGGCGAAAGTGGATCCCGTATAATCTCAATACAATGAGATAGGAAGTGAAACATTTGTATCATGAATATCACGATCTCCATAGTGAGATTTATATAAGGCAGCGTCTTGAGAACAAAGTTTCGGGGCGCTTTATTCTTTTCCGTTCTAATCACAATGATGTAGATTCATCGCTCTTTACCATGATAAGAACTAACAACGATCTGGACGCATTACTTTCAGTCAGGACACTTAAATCCCAAGAAATCACCAGTACACTCGACATCAAATATAGAGGTCATGGGGACATAGAATCTCATATAGAAGCCATAGCAGCATCTTTTCTTGAATGCACATTAGAAATTCTGCCACACAACCGACTATTCGGTAAATTTGAATTACTGGAAGCCCCAAGAAGTGATGTATATTTGCCACCGCTGGCGGATGCAACGACTCGGAGTCGAGACGATCTGCGAACCATTAACTATGGCGATATGAAGAGCATGCTCACAGGGAACAACACAGATGAGGCTTTCGAGGCTTTTGTATCCTTCGGAGAATTAAAAGACCGAATCCCTGATCTCAAAATTCTGGAAAGTGCTAAACTACGACTTTATTATATCAACTTTCCAAGTAACGCAAACCTGGAACTGCATCAGCCGAACACCATCTGGCGTGAACTAGGCGTGACGCATGCAAATAAACCCTATTCACTAGAACTTTTAAGTAATCAATATGTTCATAATACGACGGAAAGATATGTTGAATTTGATGTCCTCGATATTGCCGAACGATGGGAATCCAGTAAACTTCTTAACTATGGCTTTATTATCAAAACGACGAACAATGAAGCTTTAAGCTTCTTCACAAGAGAATCCGGAATCCCCCCTCTTCTCATCGTTCATTATATTACTTCACAAATCTACAGCCCCGGACGCACTGATCTTGAATCCACATTATTTATTAACGGTAAGGGACATAAAGAAATAACAGGTCATTTAACGGTGCATAGTGACGTAGGTTTCACATCATTGGATTGCGCGCTATATGTTCATAGAAAAGAAGATCCTATGTTCACTGAGCTAGCTTCTTCCATTGTTGCTTCACGGCCGGATGTTCATGCTGACTTGACCATTGCTCGACGAAATTATGATCAAATCGAAAGCATTTTAACCGTGTCTAACAAAAGGACAGCGGATTTTGAGTTTAATCTTAGTGCAAGTGTTCCAGACCTTGTTGGTGACATGATTATCGATCCAGATGCATTCTTATCAAGCGTCGTGACAATTGCCAGAGTTGAGAATGAAGAAGCTGAAGCTTCTATCATTGCTTCACAGCGGGATCTATCGGGGGACTTGACAGTCACTTCAATCAAAAAGTCGTTAACTGACATCAATAGCTTCTTGACCGTAAAGAACTCAATCGAAGAAGATATCGTATCTCATATCTCTGTCTCGAAACCTGATATGAATGCGGAGATGGTTATACGGGCTTTAGGCGAAACGGATTTGGAAACGAGTATCGAATTGCCACATTACGAATCACATGAGGCACATCTCGCTTCTTCCATTCCCGACTTAGCTGCAAGCCTTTTACTAAAGGATAAGAATGAGTTCGATGCTGTGTTATGGATCAAAGATCATCATTTCCTTGATGCTGCTATAGATGCTAAACAAATCAATGAATTGGATGCCTCAATCCTAATCAAGCAAATCAGTAACATCGACTCCGAAATCATCGTAAACGTCCCCGACTTAGCAGGATACCTCAGTCCAAGGATTGCCGGTGTCGAAGAATTAATCAGCACGATCAGTATTCGCAAAAGAGACGTAAGTGATATGGATAGTACCCTACTTGTTAAAGGAACCAGTAACAGTGCTTATTATTTCATTATTTAATTCTCTTCAGGACTCCCACCGGGGGTCCTTTTATTTTATATAACATCATCTAATGGAGGAAATTCCGTGTATGAATCAACACTATATAAATTATTATTTTATACCATCGGGGGTTCTGTGATCACATTTTTATTTGGAAGCTGGTCACAGCCCTTAAATGTCCTAGCTACACTGGTAACGCTCGATTATGTAACGGGACTAGCTGCTTCCTACTATGAAGGAAGAAAGAATGTGGAAGACACCTCGAAAGGTTGGAACTCCAATAAAGGGTACTGGGGGATTATCAAAAAAATCTTAATGTTCTCTGTCATTGCTCTCCTATTTCAAATTGATAAGTTGCTCGGCTTAGATGGATCTCTTAGCCTCATGACGGGAGCCATATTCTTCTATATTGGCAATGAGCTAATCAGTCTTATGGAGAACTATGGAAGGCTGGACTTACCTATGCCACCTCAGATGAAAAATGCCATTACCGCATTAAAAAGCAAAGCTTCTGACGAAGGGAAAGGATGACTCGTGTGAAGCACAGTGGCCAATTTATACTTCTAACTCGTCTGGAATTCTATGAATGGTTGAAGACACAGAGTTTCAAAAGGAAAATCTCTATCATTCAAAATCATCATACATGGGCTCCTAATTACACTTCCTTTAACGGTAGTAATCATTTCGCTCGACTTGAGGCCATGAAACGCTTTCATGTCCATACCAACGGATGGTCTGACATTGGACAAAACATCACAACATTCCCTGACGGCTTAATCGCCATTTGCCGTTCATTTGACACAACCCCTGCAGGCATTAAAGGAGCGAACACAGGTGCGTTATGTTTGGAGCATATTGGCAACTTTGATACCAATGGTGATCACATGACCAAAGAGCATAAACACACCATTACCTTCTTGAATGCTGCATTATGCGAAGTTTTCAAACTTCCAGTCGATACAGAGCATATCGTATACCATCACTGGTACAGCCCATCTGGCACTAAAGTATATAATTTCAAAACCGGCGTAAAGCTAAATGGTTTGCCGGCAAAATCTTGCCCGGGATCTACGTTCTTTCTAGGTAATTCCGTCTTACAAGCTCAGAAAAATTTTATTCCTCTCGTTCAAGAGGCTTACCATAACTTAAAAGTAAAGGATGATGACGCTATGACGCCAAGTGAAAGACAACAGTTTGAACAACTTAAACAGACGGTCGCCACATTAAAATCTGAGATTAAAGCCCTCACCAATAGTAAAAATGTATTGAAGAAAGGGGTTCAAGAACAAGGAGCCTCGCTTAAGAAGACAGGTGAGCGAGTTAAGGTTTTAGAGAATAGAGCGAAATTAACGCAAATCCCGTCCTATGCTCAAAGAGCAATCAGCGCCCTTGTTCAACTCCGGGATCAGTATGGCAGCCCGGTCATCGATACACCGCACGGAAGAAGTGCAGACTTTTATTCGCTAATTACTGTACTATATCGTGCAGGATTACTAGTCAAAAAATAA